CGCGGCGGAGAAGATGTCTCGAACGGCGTTAAAGAAAATGGGATTCGTCATGGGATAAACCTATCTGCCCCGGATCGGGGCGCTGTTGGTATGTGGTAGAGACGAGAGTCAACAATAGATCGACACCCAGGGCAACGGTCTGGAGGGTTTATTTTAACTTTAATCAAAATAAATTATGGGGGTATCCCACTACACCCCTCGATTCCGTTTTTGCATTAAGTAGAAGGCTGAAAACTGTGGGGAAAAACCCGATTCCGGGAGTTGTGGATTCTTTTGAACATGTACCAAGCTAATTGATAAAATCGCTTACAAGCGATTCTAGAGAGTCTGAGAGGCGTAGGGATTTAGGGGTGGGTGAATAGCCTCATATGGGGCTTTACCCACATGTTGCTTGCTGGTAAGTTAACGTTAACTATTGAGGGGATTTAACTATGGGTAGAAAGCCCACAGCAAAGCAGCGAGCCTTTAAGGATGCCGTAGTGGGGGGATCAACCCACAGCGAAGCATACCGTGGGGTTTATAACGCGGAAGGATCTAGCAACAAGACAGTGTGGCGAGAAGCACACAGGGTGGCTAATAACCCCCAAGTCGCGCCTATGATAGAGGAGGGGGTGAGGGGGAATCAACGCGATATACTGCGCTCCCTTGGCAAGAGGCGAGAGTGGATTGTGGGGAAACTCCTACAAGAAGCAGAGTGGGGTGATAACCCCTCAAGTCGAGTCCGATCCCTTGAATTACTCGCGAAGGCTTCGGGGCTATTTACCCCCAATGATGCAGAGTGTGTGGATAACACCACAGAGTCAGACTTGCTTGACATGTTGCAGAAAAGACTCGTAGGGATAATCCCACAACCGATTGAAGTGGAGGGAATCGAGGAAGACGAGGAAGACGACCCCCAACCCCCCTGAGAGAAACGGCGTCGCGTCAGCTCGCTATTACACAGTGTTCTCCACATTCAACAACAACTTTTTCAGATAAACACAATATTATTTTATATCGCAATATTATTTTATAATGTTTCATGTAAATTTCAATAATTTAATACACAAAGTACATCACAAAATTTTATACAAAATATCTAAAACAGATATGAAGAGGATCTCGTTTATATATAGTCGGGTGCCGACTTGCACCGGATAGGGACAGCTCCTAGGACAGGAGCAGCTCTAGAGGCATTACAACCGCCTACAGGTAGTAATGACTGGCGGTCGCAATATACACCTATTGACAAGGTTCTGAATCGCTATACCTTGTCTAAGGGGCCTATAGGAATGTATATGTCTGGATGAGCATTTGCATATTGTCTTATGTGAACTTAGATGGCTTGCTAACGCGGCCATCGGCTTTGATGAGTGTCTGTTCCTACATGAATAAGTTCCCATGTTGCTGAGAGCTGTGTCCCGCCCGCTGATGGGCTGCGAGGATCCGAATGGCCGCTAAGAAGTCCAAGAACGCGCTGATGGACCCGGAGACAAGCCTCCGCCCAGACACCAAGTACACCGAAGTTGGTTCTGGCTGGAGATCTAAAGATCTATCCGAGCTAGAAGGTTGGAGTCCAGCAGAGAAATCCTCATTGAGGAAGGCCAAGGGTTCAGGCGAGCTATCCAAGGCTGACAAGCAAAACCTGAAGAAGATGTTGGGACGGCGCTAGCGGGTCTTCGCGCGCCTAGTCGCCGCCGCGATCAGTAGGATGAGCAGAGGGATAAGCCAAGTGGTCATCTCTGGCTCCGGTAAGTATCTGACATCTGACCATCCCGATGTCCCGGTTATCCCCTCCGCCCTCATCCTCACCAGCACCGTTTGATCCGGTATGGTGATGACCGCCTGGAAGCAGTCCACGCATCCGTCTACGGGCTGGGCTTGCTGAACCCAGTGCCACGCGGTCCCATTCAGGGAGTATTGGAACTCCCATCTGTCCACCGCCAGCGGATCGGTTTGCATCCATTGCAGAGTGTGTTCAGTCGGCATGGATCATCTCTTTACTCGCCGCCCGTTGGGGGATTAGGGACAACAGTCTTCCGCACTTCGTACATGATCTTGTCGAATCCATGGGATTTTCCGTATTCGACAATCTGTTCGCTGCCAGTGACGAACTCTATATAAGAGCATCCAGAGTTTGCGGCGATGGTGTTGATGGCTGCATTCACCCGGCCAGCGGTTTCGGCAGTGGAGGAGTAGGAGATCCACAGGCACAGGGTCTTCTCTCCTGTGGATTGGTTCTCATCCATGCGTGCAACAATGAAGCTTTCCCCTATGGGCACAACTGGATCCACAAAGACCACCGATGCCCCGGCTGAGCAAGATGCGTAGATGTCTTCCGCTCTGAAGTCTTTCCAAGGAAGATCATCGATTATTTTATCAATCGCGGGCTTGATGTGTTCCCACACGTCTTGCACTCGAACGGCCTGGATCTCAGCGTTTTCTTCAGATTGCATTTTTTTCCTTTTTTTGTTTTAATATGTGTTGACCTTTGTCAAGGCACAGTTATTATAGAATTGGGATGAATCCTTTAATAAGGATTGCATATTATCCTATTTTAACTCATGGCGCTCCCTTTGAATCAGAAACGAAGGTCGAGCGCCTTTTTTATACCATCATCACTGGAGATATTTATGGGTCCGAATAAACCGGCTAAGAGAAAAGAAGAGAAGCCCAAGGCGGCTAGGGAAACTCTGGTTGCTAAAAGGCGACGAGAAGATAAGGAAGCGACCGCAGCCGGTAAGCGCGCTTCGGGTAAGGTAAAAGAAGAGAAGCCTAAGAAATCTAGGGAAACTCTGGTCTCTAAAAGACGACGGGAAGACAAGAAAATCGATGCGGCGGCCTCGTCCCCGCGCGTTGCAACAATGGGTCCGTCTGATGGAACTTCGACAAATGTTCCGAATGGTGCGCTAGTTGCCAAGAGGAAGGCTGCGAAGGCTCCCGCCAAATCTTCTCAGACATTTGGGCAAGCGTTTAAGGAAGCTCGCGCAAAGGCAAAGAAGGCAGGTGATGCTGGAGGCGGTAAGTTTAAGTGGACGAATGCAAAGGGAGTCACTGATACTTTCAACACGATCACGGACGACGACAATAAAGCAGCCGCGACTCTTGCAGCAAAGAAGAAGTTGTCGGCTCCTAGCGAGAAGGGTTTCTTCGGGAAGCTAGGAGACAGGTTCAAGAAAGCCACTACAACAACGCCGGGTAGACCTCGTAAGCCTTCCGGCAAGAAGCCGATGCGTACTCCAAGTACAGGCCCTTGGGCTGAATACGAGAATGCAATGAAGGATTTCAAGTCGAAGCCGACCGGCAAGAAGGCTGGTGGTAGCGTCCGTAAGCCAGTGAAGAAGAGCAAGTCTCGAACCTCAGTTAAGAAGAAGTCTCCGCGTAGACCGTGATAGAGGGCATAGACCCCGACCTCATCTCAGCTCTGCCGCATCTTCATAACCTCCCTGATGATGAGAAGAGAGAAATACTCGACATCATCGAGAAGCTAGAGGAGATCCAGAAGTACAAGAAGGCGAGACTCAACTTCATGGATTTCGTTCATGTCGTTTGGCCGGGTTTCATAGAAGGATCTCACCATATATTGATGGGAGAGGCGTTCGAAGAGGTTGTGAACGGTGATCAGAAGAGGCTGATCATCAACATGGCACCTCGCCACACGAAGTCTGAGTTCGCTTCTTATCTATTGCCAGCATGGTATCTTGGTAATAATCCAGATAAAAAGGTGATTCAGACAGCTCATACAGCCGAATTGGCCGTTGGTTTCGGTCGTAAGGTTAGAAATCTCTTTGACACTGATGAGTTCAAAAGCATCTTCCCAGGTGTCTCTCTTCGATCAGACTCCAAGGCAGCAGGTCGATGGGCCACTAGCCACGGAGGAGAATACTTCGCCATTGGTGTAGGGGGTGCGGTTACAGGTAAGGGCGCGGATCTTCTCATCATCGACGATCCACACTCAGAACAGGAAGCTCAACTCGGAGATCCCAAAATATTCGATAGGGTCTACGAGTGGTACACCTCTGGACCACGCCAGAGACTCCAACCGGGCGGTCGAATCATTCAAGTTGCAACGCGGTGGTCTCAACGAGATCTAACGGGACAGCTTCTCAAGAATGCAGCAGAGCGAGAAGGTACAGATGATTGGGAAGTGATTGAGTTCCCTGCCATTCTGCCATCAGGCACTCCACTCTGGCCTGAGTTCTGGTCGCTTGAGGAACTAGAGAAAGTTAGGGCGGAGATTCCCGCTTCGAAGTGGTCCGCTCAGTATCAGCAAGATCCTACAGCCGATGAGTCTGCGATTATAAAGAAAGAGTGGTGGAGAATATGGCCGGAGAAGGAACCTCCAGCTTGCGACTTCATCATACAGTCATGGGACACTGCGTTCCTTAAAACAGAGAGAGCTGATTATTCTGCTTGTACAACTTGGGGAGTTTTCTACTCTGAAGACAACCTAGAAGGAAAGCTAGTACCCAGTTTAATTCTTCTGAATTCGTTTCAAGAGAGAATGGAATTCCCAGAGCTAAAGAAGAGAGCTTACGATCAGTATCAAATATGGAAGCCGGATGCCTGCATAGTGGAAGCTAAGGCTGCTGGATCTCCTCTGATATTCGAACTGAGGAAAATGGGCATCCCCGTTGGTGAGTACACTCCATCCAGGGGTAAGGACAAGATTGCCAGAGTTAACTCAGTTGCTGACTTATTTGCATCTGGAGTGATTTGGGCTCCAAACACATGGTTCGCCGAGGAAGTAGTGGAACAGTTCGCAGGGTTCCCAGGCTCCTCTAAGCATGATGATCTTGTGGATTCATCAACACAGGCTCTTCTCAGATTTAGACAAGGCGGCTTCATCCCTATGGAAAGCGATGAAGTCTTCGAACATGAACCGATGCAAGCTTACTCACCTTACTAGGTAACCTGATGGCTAAAAATAATCAGACTGAAGAGCAGAAGAAGAAGGATAGGAATAGGAGGAGTCGAAATAAGGAGAATCGTAATGGTGCGTTTTCTTATTTGAATGATGTGAATGATGTGAAAAAGTCATCTCTCATAGATGAAGGTAATGAATATCTACCAGATTCTTTTCTTGCCTTAAAGAAACATATGGAAGGCGCTTTGTCGGGCGGCAAAGATCGGTATGGAGTTTCCGACTCTCCGGAATCAGATAGGTTTAGGCATATGATGGGCATGAGGAACTCTGCTCTGGATCCTGAGGTGGGTCCACTCATGGCGATTATTGGCGGAGCTGGACACGAAGTGAATAATCTTTACGGGGCTTTTGTTGATAACGATCTTAGCCAGCTAGGTACTGCTTCAAGTCGCCTCGGGGCTGGTCAGATATTTAAGAATTCTTCCGATGATATGCTCAACAACCTTGCAGGGATTATGTCCGCATACTTCTCGCCTGAGGAGCCGAATGAAGAGCAGCTTGAATATCTCCTAAGTTTCGGTGTGCTTCCTTCAGACCTCAGGAAACCAGACAGCAGTACCGTTATGATTGATCAGGATAAATAAAATAAATGGCAATAGAATCGGCACTCGACCCCAATACTCCTCTTCTACCGATACAAGAAATCGGTGATGAGGATATCTCTGTCGAGATTCTGGATTCCGATCCCGAATTCGATAATGTTGTAGTTCTAGAGACTGAAGATGGGGGTATGCTCATTGACTTCGATCCGACGGACGAGATCAATGAAGAGCCTGAGTTTGATGATAACCTTGCAGAGTTTATCGATGACAGGGAACTAGGTAGACTATCTTCTGAATTAGTTTCTCTCGCTAAGTCAGATCTTGATTCTAGAAAAGACTGGGAAGAGACCTATATTAAGGGCCTTGAACAGCTCGGGATGAAGATAGAAGACAGATCCACACCATGGCCGGGTGCCTGTGGTGTCCAGCATCCGATCCTTGCGGAGGCTGTGGTTAGATTCCAAGCACAAACGATTGCAGAGATCTTCCCGAATAGTGGTCCAGTCAAGATTAAGATGCTTGGCAAGATGACCCCGGAGAAGGAGAAGCAGGCCCTCAGAGTCAAGGAGTACATGAACTACTTGATTACAGAGGAGATGCCTGAGTATCGATCCGAGACGGAGAAGATGCTGTTCAACCTCGCATTAGCGGGTTCGGCCTTCCGGAAGGTGTACTGGGATCCGTCGATGGGTCGCCCCTGCTCGATGTTCATCCCTGCTGAAGAGCTTCTTGTTTCGTATGGCTCACCCTCCCTAGAGATGGCTGAACGAGTCACGCATGTAATGAAGAAGACGGCTAACGAGGTTAGAAAGCTTCAGGTTTCCGGGTTCTATAAAGATGTGGATCTGGGGCATGGTCGAGATGATCAGACCAGTATCGAAGAGAAGTATGATGATCTCACAGGAGATTCCCCTTCGTTCTCAGCAGATGATCGACACACGCTCTACGAGATGCACGTCGATTGGGATCTAGCAGGGTTTGAAGATCAGGATGGCGGAGAAGACACTGGAGTGGCTCTTCCCTATGTCATCACTGTTGATGTAGGAAGCTCTGAGGTTCTCTCCATTCGTAGAAATTGGATAGAGGACGACGAATTCAAGCGGCGTCGGAATCACTTCGTTCATTATGAATATCTTCCGGGTATGGGGTTCTACGGATTTGGCTTGATCCATCTAATCGGTGGAATGGCTAAGTCAGCGACCTCACTGCTTAGGCAACTGGTAGATGCAGGGACGCTATCAAACCTCCCTGGTGGCCTCAAGGCTCGTGGCCTCCGCATTAAGGGTGATGACTCCCCGATAATGCCCGGTGAGTTTCGAGACGTAGATGTCCCAGGTGGGGCGATCAGGGACAATATCACGTTCCTACCGTACAAAGATCCCTCCAATGTTCTTCATGAACTTCTGAAGAACATTGTCGAGGAAGGTCGAAGATTCGCTTCTATCTCTGATATGAACATCTCCGACATGAACCAGCAAGCCCCTGTAGGCACGACGCTGGCGATCATTGAGAGATCAATGGTCTCGATGAACGCAATCCAGGCCAGAATTCATTATGCGATGAAGAAGGAATTTAAGATTCTTTCTCGTATCGTTAGGGATTACTTGCCAGAGGATTACGAGTGGGAAGTGGACGACGGCGAAATGATGAAGACGAAAGACTTCGATGGTCGTCTTGATGTCATCCCCGTTAGCGATCCGAATTCCTCCACTATGGCTCAGCGCATCATGCAATACCAGGCGGCACTACAGCTCGCCTCGACAGCTCCTGATATCTACAATCTGTCAGAGCTTCACAGGCAGATGCTCGATGTTCTAGGCATACAGGATGCGGATGTCATCGTGCCTACAGATGATGACGTGAAGGCAATCGATCCGGTCTCTGAGAATATGAATCTCATGAAGACCGATCCGGTCAAGGCGTTCATGTGGCAAGACCATGAAGCTCATATCCAAGTACATATGGACGCAGCTAAAGATCCTAAGATGCTTGCGATCATGCAGAACTCTCCGAAGGCGAAAGAGATCGAAGCTGCTCTTTCCGCGCATGTGCTTGAGCATCTAGGCTTTAAGTACAGAAGAGAGATCGAAAATGAACTCGGCGTTGAACTTCCGCCTCTTGAACTTCCGTTGCCGAAAGAGATTGAGGTCCGACTCTCTGCCCTTGTTGCTGAAGCTGGTAGTCGTCTTCTGGGTCGTGATGTTGCAGAAATGCAGCTAAAGGAACAGATGGAGAAGATGGAAGATCCTGTTGTGAAGTAGCAGAATCGACAGCTTGATATCGATGAATCCAAGGTTGCATCCAAGATGCAGACTGATGCAGCTCGGATCGCAGCGGACTTGAAGAAGGCTGCTCTCAGGGCGGAAGTGGATCGAGAGCGAATTAGCTCAGCAGAGATGATTAAGGGTATCGAGATTGGTACCGACACTGCGATTGATTTGCAGAAGCTAGAGATAGAAAAGAAGAGAAACGAAGCAAAGGAGCTTCTCGACGGTGTTCGTATTGGTTACGAAGTATCGAAGGGAAGTAAGGGGGATTGAAATGGCTGGGAGTCTTAGCGAGGTATTTATTGCCAAGCTTCGTGAGTACATGAACAACAAAGCAGATGATCTAGCAACAGGGTGCGCTAGCGATTATGCAGATTACAAATCTCGCGTCGGGTTCATAGAAGGTATTGCGACAGCAGAGTCGGAGTTCCTTGATCTCGTGAGACGCGCTTCAGAAGAGGAATAACACCCACACGGGTGCGAGGGAACTGCTTCTCCCTTAATAGAAGCTGCATACAGCGGTTACGCTGCAAGGAATAGAATGTCCGACAAAGAGTCGCATGACGATCTAGAAGAGTATGAAAAGATAATGGAAGAAGTAGGGGATAAGTTGCCCAAGCCTACCGGCTGGAAGCTTCTCGTTGCTATTCCAAAAGCTCAGAACAAGACTGATGGTGGTATCTACAAGCCCGACGAAGCAATGCACGTCGAAGAGGTGGGTACGATTATAGGTTTGGTTGTTCAAATGGGAGAACTAGCCTACAAGGACGAAACGAAATTCCCTTCCGGTAACTGGTGCGATATTGGTGATTTCATCATGATGCGTTCATATTCCGGAACACGATTCAAGGTGGAGAATCAAGAATTTCGTTTGATCAACGATGACACAGTTGAGGCTGTGGTTGATGATCCTAGAGGGGTGGTGAAGGTCATATGAGTACCCAGCAGATCGTCTCTTCGCCCATGGGTGGAGCAAGCACAGATGATGAAGATACGGATGAGTCGCTTATTGAGGTTGATATCATTGACGACACTCCAGCAGAGGACAGGGGGAGAATCCCTCCCGGTGAAAGATCCACAGAAGAACACGAAGACGAACTGAATGATGTTAGTAAGAGTGTTCACAAGCGGATCAAAAAGCTTAAATATGATTTCCACGAAGAACGTAGAGCTAAGGAATCTTCTTCACGCCTTAGGGATGAAGCAGTAAATTACGCCCAGAATGTTCACAGAGAGAATCAAAAGCTTCGAGAATTAGTGAGTCGAGGGGAACAAGTCCTCGTCGATGAAGTGAAGACTCGAACCGAGAAGGAACTAGAGACCGCAAAACTTATCTTAAAGAGAGCCCATGAAGAGGGTGATCCTGAATCGATAGTGAATGCTCAAGAGGTTTTATCTAGAGCATCTTACGACTCGCAAAAAGCTCAGGAGTACATTCCTTCTGCGGAAGAGATTCCGCAACAGCAGCAGTTTCAGCAACCGCAACAGCGGCCACAACCAGTCAGGCAGCAACCTCAGCCTGACCAGAGAGCTGCTGGATGGGCAAAAGAAAATCCTTGGTTTAGAACTGATAAAGAAATGACGGCTGTCGCTTTAGCTGTTCATGAAGATCTAGTAGCCAAGGGTATCGATCCGAAGTCAGATAGTTACTACGACTCAATCGATACTAGAGTACGGGAAAGATTCCCAGAAAAGTTCGGCAGTGATGGTGAGGAGATTGATATTTCCAGCGACCAATCGGATCTTCGTTCCGATGGCACCCGCCGAAAACCCTCGACGATAGTGGCACCTGCAAGGCGAACTACTGGTGCTAATTCGCGCAAAGTCCAACTTACGAAGACTCAGGTATCTCTCGCAAAGCGCCTGGGTGTATCTCCTGAAGGTTATGCCAGACAACTCTTGAAATTGGAGAATAACAATGGCTAGAGGCGACAACGCCAATGGGGAACAGGATCCCCGCGCCAAACGAGAACATGAAACCCGCGAGGTTTCTGCTCGACCGGCTTTTTGGACACCACCCACTGTACTCCCAGTACCCGATCCGCAAGACGGGTATGAATTTCGTTGGATCCGAGTTGCCATGCGTGGCGAAACGGATAACACGAATGTTTCCCGTAAGTATCGGGAAGGTTGGGAGCCCGTTAAGCTTGAGGATCATCCTGAGCTTAAACTCATCCCTGATATCGATAGTCGATTTGATGGGGGAGCGGTGATCGGTGGATTGATGCTGTGTAAGAACTCTACTGAGCTTATGGGTCAGAAGAGAGATTACATCCAGAACCAATCCAACCTCCAAATGGAAGCTGTAGATAATAATTTCTTGCGAGAGAACGATGCGAGGATGCCTCTGCTCCCTCCGGACAGAAAAACTCGTGTCTCTTTTGGCGACGGCTCTTAGGAGATGTACTCCTTCAGGTCGCCGCTTGATTTTTAGGAGAAACTAAAATGGCTTACGGTTTTCGTCCGATCCAGATGGCTGGATCGAGATACAACACTGGTGGATTTGTGAAGGTGCCAATCGAAGATGATTTGATCGGCACTGCTATCTATAATGGTGGTACTGTCCAGTATACTATTGCTGCTACTACGGTTGCATCCGGCATTAGTACCAACGACACTCCGAGAGATAATGCTCTTTCTGTCGGTGTTCTTGTTGGTGCAATGTGGGTGAATGCTGCTGGTGAACAGAAGTGGGGACAGCATTACGATGCAACCGGCACTGCCGGAAACTCATACGCTTTCATTGTTCCGCTAGATGGCGTGATTTTTTCCATTCAGGGGAATCTTGCGTGGGACAGAAAGTTTATTGGTTTTGAGTGCCTTGTTACTGGCAGTACTGGTAGTGCAATCACTGGAAATTCGAGCATCTCACTTCTACAGGTGACTACTGATGCATCGAACGCTTGCATTATTCCTGTTGGAGTTCTTGAGAATGGGAATGAAACTACTGCAACCCCTGACGTTCTTGTCCGATTTGCCGCTGCTGGCATCTCGACTAAGCCGCTGTTTTAAGGAGTAAATAATCATGGCTATTTCACGCGCACAAATGATGAAGGAACTCCTGCCTGGGCTGAACGAACTGTTCGGGTTGGAGTATGGCTCGTATGAAAACGAGCATGAAGATATTTATGAAATGGAATCTTCGGACAGAGCGTTCGAAGAGGAAGTTCAGCTTTCCGGGTTTGGTTCTGCTCCGGTAAAGGCCGAAGGCTCCTCTATCGCTTACGATACGGCGCAAGAAGTCTTTACTGCTCGCTACAACCATGAGACGGTTGCTCTTGGCTTCTCTATCACGGAGGAGGCGATCGAGGATAATCTTTATGATTCTCTCTCGGCTCGTTACACCAGGGCACTTGCTCGCGGTGCAGCGAACACGAAGCAGGTTAAGGCAGCGTATCCGTTGAATAACGGGTTCGGTACCTTTGAATCAGGTGACGGCGTGTCGCTCTTCAATGCTAGCCATCCCTTGGTTAGTGGTGGAGTGAATCGGAACCAGCCCTCCACTGCATCGGATCTTAACGAGACTTCGCTTGAACAGGCTGTGATTGATATCGCAGCGTTTACTGATCAGCGCGGACTCAAGATCGCAGCTCGGGCTCGGCGCCTCATCGTACCTCCGGAACTCATGTTCGTTGCAACTCGTATCCTTGATACGGAGCTTCGACCGGGAACGGCGGACAATGACATCAATGCTCTTCGGACCAATGGTGTCATCCCTGAGGGATACCGCGTAAACCACTATCTGGCAGATGCCCAGGGTGATGCGTGGTTCGTGATTACTGACGTACCTAACGGTATGAAGGGCTTCACGAGAACCCCGATGTCCACTTCGATGGACGGTGATTTCGATACGGGTAATGTTCGATACAAGTGCCGAGAGCGATACAGCTTCGGTGTTTCGGACCCGCTTGGTATCTACGGATCCACGGGTGCGTAACTAGAGTAGGTAAGGAGGGGAGGGATCAACAGATTCTTCCCCTCCTGGCTTTAGTCTTATGACTCCGATTACAGAACGAGAAATCGGAGCGAACGAAGAAAAGATTAACAATCTTGAGCATCGCCAAAGGAATGATCGGATGATCATGGATGGTCTTGCTGATGAGATTGAAGAAGTCCGGTTGGAGTTTAACAAGTTCAAGCACAAAGCTTATGGAGTATCTTCTGCTTCGCTTGTTGTCCTAGGTCTATTAGCTTTCATAATCGATTTCCTGAAAGAGATATAGATGGCAGTTACTTATCGTGGCGAAAAATTTTCCGGTTACAATAAACCGAAGAAGACTCCATCCAATCCAAAGAAGAGTCATGTAGTCCTTGCCAAAGAAGGCGAGAAGATCAAGATGATCCGATTCGGAGAGCAGGGAGCAAGCACTGCCGGTAAGCCCAAGGCGGGTGAGTCGGATAAGATGAAGGCGAAGAGGTCTTCATTTAAAGCCCGTCAT